CCTATGTCCGTACTCGAGTTTTACCTGGTGATTTGTCGCCTACTCTTAGGCTTCAGGCACCAAGTTTCGGGTCGGTTCGGTGGGCCAATATGGCCGCACTCATAGGACAGGGCAGATCTACGCAAAACTTCTTAACTAATCTCGGAAGGTCTTAACATGACTATGGCGATTCCTACCTCCATTACTGGAGGCGCTCAGACGGGCTTTACCACTCCGACCTATACAACGGTCGCAGATAAGGCTCCCGCGAATGCAAACCAGAATATCGTTACCGCCGTTGGCGGTACGCAAGCTGGTGTACGCATTCACTCTGTCTCGGATCCATTTACCATTCGGGTGACGAAGCCGGTGAACGTTCGCGTTCTACCGTCTCCGAATCCTGTCACTGGTAAGTACCCGCCGCTGCCGAGCAATCGGTATTCGGTGGTGATCCAGAAGGGTGCAAACTTCGCGGCTAATAATGCGCCGGCCATCGCTTTGGCTCGTCTCTATTTGGACGTGCCTGCGGGGACCGACGCTTATGACGCTGCGAACTTGCGCGCGATGTGTTCTGCTCTTGTCGGTACGCTGAATCAGATCAGCGCCGGCATTGGCGACACGCTTAGCAACGGTGTTATCTAAGTAGCAATACTCAGATATCACCTCCTACCATAGGAGGAATTTCTATGGACTATAGGAAGCTTCTCAAGGCGCTGGTCGTACTCGTCATCGGCATTTTCATGGGGAAACCCATTGTGAGTGCCGTTGGCGGTGCGGTCGACGCCTACGAAGCTGCTGCCACTACGAAGTCTGTAGTCGCTGAAAAGGCGACCCAGGCGGAGTAGAGTAGTAAGCTTAGTACTTCGTCAGTACTAAATCGCGGAAAACCCTTTCTTGGGAGACTTTTGTGGTACTTAAACCCGATGCTCTTTACCAGGACCTTTATCTTGATTTGGTACCTGTACTCGGCGAGTTGGCCCCCCTTGCAGGGAAGTCAACTTACCCAGTTGGTATCACCCCTAAAGAGTACGCTGCTCTGGCAATTAGCAACTCTTTCCTCAAGAAATATTCTGAGGGAGGATTGCCGGATGCTAACAGTCGTGCTCTAGCGAAGTTCGTAGAGTCTAATCGGCTCTGCGCTTCGTGGGAGTTGAAGCTAGAGACTAGCCTGGACGAGATGTTATATGGCGGCTTTAGATCCGCCCTCTATGACTTCTTTAATCCGGTTAGTCTTTTGGATGGCCAAAAGAGGCCATCTGTTCTTGAGCTTGACCCTTTTGCCGTTGTCCATAAGGGCAACGTTGGGCCAGGCGCAAGCATTGGCGCACGCGGACAGGACTTCTATACGAAGCTGTTCGATTCGCCACTGAGCTTTACTAATCAAGAGCTGTACAATGTGTACACCCGCAGTATGTCCCAATCGAGTCGAACCCAGGCCGCTGAAAAGGCGCGTTCTGGGAACCACCCGGTAGGCATATTGTGTAAAGGCAATCGTCTTGCCTTCGTGCCGAAAACGACCGAGATATCCCGTGTCATATGCGTGGAACCCACTCTGAATATGTTTTTTCAGATGGGAGTCCGCGAACGACTAGAGTCCCGGCTTAAGGAGAAGTTTGGAATAAACCTATCCTGTCAGCCTAGATTCAATAGGGAGCTCGCCCGCCTCGGGTCACTTGACTGGGGTTATGCTACCATTGATCTTGAGTCCGCATCGGATTCAATGTCAGTGGATATGCTGCGTTCTGTGCTACCGTCAGCTGTGTTTAACAGCTTAAGTAAGTATAGATCGCCTCTAGTCACTTTACCTGATGGCCAGGAACTGAAGCTCGAGTTATTTAGTAGCATGGGTAACGCTTTTACGTTCCCATTGCAGACTATCCTCTTCGCTTCGGTTGTTTGCTCCGTTTACCGGTACCTGAATATTCAGGTAGAAAAACCGGGAGACGACTGGCACGGTAACTTTGGAGTGTTC